AGCAAGGTTTATCTTCTAAATTTTTTACAAAATAAATTGCAACTAATCTATGTATTGTAAATTTAGTTCGTTTGTTATTTTTAAACAAATGAATTTTAGCATATTTAGTTGCGTAATCAATTTTTAAAAATTTCTCTTTTCCAAATTTAACACTTTTAATTCTGCCTAAATTTGAAATGTAGTACTCATCATTAAAATCTTTAATAACTTTCCATTCTTCGGTTATATTCATTTTTTTTTTGCATAAAAAAACTCCCAATGAATTTTGTAGAAGGCAGTCCACAAAACCCAAAGAGGGTATTAAGATGTTTTTGAATCCTGCCTGATTCGTTTAGTACAATACAAATATAGTTAATTTTCTTTATTCTCCAAAAATAAACTTTTATTATTACTTTCTATTGCTTTTAAATATTGCACCTCAACTTTTGCCGTGTTAATGATTGATTCGCTAACAGTAGCAATTGCAAGTGCCGTATTTATATCGATTTCTTTATCTTTAAGCAACTCAATTGTTTCAAATAGGTGATTGCGTAGGTCTTGTATTTTGTTTTTTGTCATAACGTCTAATTCGTTCTTTTATATTCTTTGTTAATCTACGTCTTAATAAAGATACTTCACGTAGTTCTTCAGGCAATTTGTTATGTGGTTCAACTCCTTTTTGAAAGTGTGTTTTTTTACCCCACTCACTGCCAAGTTTTAAACCTTTATTCCAACTTGTCATACCAGGTTTAAATTGTGTATCTTTTGACTTTGCAGACGGTGTTGTATAAAACTTAATCTTCTTTACACCTATGCGTATTGCTCTATCGTGTACACGTTGCCTATTAAACCCTAAATGTTCACAAACTTCTTGAATACGTTTGTACGGGTAATTTTCACGCAAATAGTTGTCTTCTTCAATTGTCCATTGCTTTGCCATATCCTAATTCTTTTAAAACTTCAACTTCTTTTTCCATTCGTAATTGGTAAACTTTGCCACGAAGATTTGGATAGTCACGTTGTAACTTTTGACGTGATCTACGAATTGATTCAGGACTATCTACCATTCTACCAGCAATTGCATTTAAAACGTCATATACAGACTTTGCACCAAGTTGTGCAAGTTGTTCTCGCCAAATGTCTGCAATTAGCAATGCGTCATCGTCACGCATTTTAGTGCTATTTTCAAGACGTTGTTTTACTTCTTTTATAATAAGCATATCGATGTTAAAATTAATGCGACAATAACTCTTAAAATGTGTTTCATACCAATTCCCCCTTCATTTTACCTTTATACATTTTCTTCAATTCCTTGTTCGCCATCTTGCCTACCGGGTTAAGTTTTTCCCAATTTGGAATGTCATTAACTTCAGGCAATGGTTTACGTTCAACTTCTTCAAATTGTTGTAAGGTTTGGTGTGCTATCATAACACACCACCCACAAAATGCAATGCTTACACAAGCACCAATAACTGCTAATCCGTCCCACAAGTTCATAGTTCTTTTAAATTATAAAGCCCTACATAAGTGATTTCATCACACTCACCGATAATAGCATCCGTACCTTGATACTTTTGCGTTGTCTTGATGTTACCAACTGTTGCATCTAACATCTTAAATTGTACCCATTCAAAAGCATCTGCCATTGATGGGAATTGCTGAATAATTGTTGTTTTGTTTTCCATAATTTTATCCTTCTATTAATTTAGTTTTGTAAAATTCAATTTGCATTTGCAAACATTCGATTTCTAATTGAGTAAATTGTACAAATTCTGTAAAATGTTTGTTGGCTAAATGTCTTTCTTGAAATTCTATTTGCGTTTGCAATTCTAATATTTTAGAAATTAACAATTCACGAGTTTCTTTAGTGTGTGTTTTCATAATTATCTTAAGTCCATTAATTTTTTACTTTGTTCACGATACATATCAATTGATTCGTTTACTGCACCAAAATCAATTTTATGTGCATTTCTAATTTGTTTGCAAATTGCATTTTTTGCATCTTTATAATTGTCAAAATCGTAAAGCTGCTCAACAAATTCTGCCATCATATCTTTCAATGTGAATGAAGTGTTAAACTTGCTTAACTCATTATTTAACATTTCTACAATAGCAGTTCTGTTGGTTTTGCAAAAGTCAATTACTTCTTCTTTTGCTTCAAATCCTAAATTGTTTCCGTTTTCCATAGTACAAATATACACACACTTTCTATATATGCAAATATTATTTTCAATATTGCAAAAATAATTATAAAAGATTACATTAATTTGACAATTGACTGCAATAATTCATTTGCGTAATATAGTTTTTCGTCAATGATCTCTTTCACATCTTCAAGTTCTATGTGTGCTATGAACAAGTTGTGTGTACCTGGCATTCGTTTATCGTAACTTACAAAGTAACCAAACTCAACTGCACTTGCAATCATACCCAATTGCATCTGCCAATAGTATTCGGGGTGTATTTTTAGCAAATCTTCGGCACATTTAATACTTCTATTTTTTAAATGGTTACCACTATTAAATGGATTCTTTATTTCAATAATACAATTACTACCAAGTGCATCAGGGCTATAACCCGAATACTCACCATAGGGAATAAACGTGTACGTTTCCCCACCATAGTAAGTGTAAAAGTCATCTTGGTTGTGTTGGAATACTTCAAATGCTTCTTTTTCGTTTTCAGTTCCCCACGTCAATGCTTCACCCCAAATTGGTTTGCGTATACCAGTTAATAGTTCACTTGCTTTTTCGTACACAAAAGACTTTGCAGTTTCGCTTAAGTACTCCGATTTGTTTCTCGGAGTACCCATTAGCTTGTGTATGTCACTTGCCGTGAATCTACCTTCACGTACTTTTAGCCATTCGCTTTCGTTATTTGTTATTGTAATTTCCATTATAGTTCTTTTTTTTCTTTTAAAATTTCTTTTTCAAATTGTTTGTACAAAATTAATAAACCCATATGATTTTCATTATTTGTTAACCAAGAAGCAAAATCAATCGCTTTCATAATAGTATAATATCTTTGAAGGCTTTTTGCGTTTTCAATTTCATCTTCCCATTGTTCCTGGTGTTTAGCATCACCAAATATTTTTGATACTAACCATTCTACTGGTTCTGGTTCTAAATTATTTTCCATAAGTTTAAATCAAAGTTTCATTTAGCTGCAATCAATAACTTTTTGTTTTCTGCACTAATAGTGTACTTTCTTTCGATATCTTCCATAAGTCCACCCGTTTGCAAATGTTCTTTTGCTTTTGTCCAATTGCTATGTTTAGGGTTTAAATCTTCTTTTGCAACTTGTTTAGGTGCTACATTACCAGTCGCTGCATTGCCGTCATCGTCATCGTCTATGTTTAAATTCAATATAGATGAAATTGAATATCTACGTGCATAACTTACACCACTACCAAGTTGTTGTGGGTTGGTAGCATCTTTACACAAAATGTCATAAACACTTTCTATTGTTTGCCCCGTTTCAATGTGAATTAACTTTGTAACAACACAATTATTCATAACTGGCTGCACAATTAACAAACCATTCTTTTTAAGAATAGGTGTAATGATACCTAAAATGTGTGGTAATGTTGCATACTTTGAACCTTTAAAAAAAGGGTTGTTTGCATCTTTGCTAATCTTCGGACATTCTGCCTGAAAATTGCTTACTGAATTAAATAGTTCTTTCATAGTTTTTTATCGGTTATTAATTTGTCAATTGCATCACACAAAGAATATTGTGCAAAGTCGGTCATTAAGTGCCACATAATTTCGTTACAACTTAAACCATCTTCATCTAATCCGTAATCAGTAAACTCATTCACCAAATCTTCTTCGTTTTCTATTAGTAAATCTTTTACAAGTTCTTCGTCAAACTCATAGTCGTTAAAACCATCAAAGAAATGTAATTTACCTTCAAAAAAATTTGCACTCATTTGTAGCTTCTTTAAACGTACTATGTTTTCGTCCATAAGATTAAATAATTTATTCATTGATAATATCAATTGCAGTATTAAGCACTATTAATGCTTTAGGTTGTATTACATCACCATTAAGGTATTTACGAACAGTTGGCATTGAAATGCCAGTACGTGCCGACACTTTAGATACAATGCCGTGCTTCTTGTGTAACTTGATTTGTTTGATAACTTCTTGTATATCCATAGCACAAATATACAAATAGTTTTCAATATAACAAATTTATTTTACAAAATAATTATTTAAATAAGTTTGCAGCAAAGTAATTTGCCACGTTTTGAGATAATTCGTTTAGTCGTTTTTGTGTTAAAGTAGGTTTTATGAATGGTCGTGCTTTTGTACCACCAGCATAAATGTTTTTACTTATTTTTCGTGCAACTACACTTTCAATGTTTTTATCAAATGCGCTTTTGAATAAACCATAACGTCTTTTTTCTTTCATCCATTGAATCAAAGATTTTGCAGATACCATTGTACCTGGTGCTTGTCCTTCTTCAACGTCAACCCAATAATCATTCATTGTAATTATTAGTTTTTCCCCTTTTGACGTAGGTTCTATTTTAGGTTGTATGTTAGCCGAAAGTGAACCACTTGCATTTGATTTGTTAGATTTTAGTTTTCTGCGTAATGCTTCAATTAACTTGTTTCCCCAATCTTGGATAATAGAATTAACACCACCGCTTTGTATTTCTTCGGTGATATTTTGGATTCCAAGTCCTTTGAGGAAATCAGGTTCTTTTGCCATTAGTATATTAAACTAAAATCTATAATTTCGCCATCTTTGAAATATGGTATTACTTTAAGCCAATATGCTTTTGGTACTACTTGACAACCAGCACTCCAATTATCAATAAAATTACCTAACCCAGCTTGATGAAAGTTAATACCAAACAATCCCTTTTGAATTACCTTTTCGTCTATATTGGCATCTTTGTTTCCATCACGGAATATTTGAATAGGTTTGATTTGTTGAAAATATGGCATACCTAACCATAAAGATTTCCAATTTGAAGACGTTTTAAACTGATGTGATCCATAAACTAATTGACTACACGCAATTGCAGTACCAGTAAGACCACCATAAGTAATTGGGTTTTGAATGTAATGTTTTCCCGCAGTTGTACTACAAGGAAATACTTCAGCAACTTCATTATTCACCCACAACACACCAAAGTCATCAAAGGTGTTGGTTAGTTTTTTGTCGCATCTTACCCACGTGATTCCCTTTGTTTGCCTAAAAACATACTTTTTTATTTCGGCTTTGGTTTTGTCGCCTATGATTCCGTCAACAACCAAGTTGCAACCAAATCTATTTAAGTATTCTTGTACTTGTTTCATAAACTTTCAATTAATTTGTTTAAATACCATTGTGCTTTTTCTAAATCTTCAACACCATTCTTTCTATCGTATCGCCATACGTATTTGATAATGTTGCCTTTTAAATATCCCCTAAATGATTCTTTACTCATTGAAGATTCAATTGCTAAAATGCACTCTATACTACCTTGATAGTGTGCTGGTTTGTTTACTTTATCCATTTATTACAAAAGTCGCTAAAAGGTAAATCAATTACAAATGTATGACCACTTATATAATGTATTTCTGTATAATCCCAATGCTGATTGGCTGCAACAATATATTCCGTGTCAATTACTGCTTCTTCTAAAAATTCACAAGATTGTTGTTCAAGTCCTACCTCATCATAGATAGGATCACTTTCACTCAATATAACAATATTACAACGTATTTTAGGCACGATATGTAAATGAAGTTAGTATAGTTTGTTCACTACCATTAAAGTATTTTCTTTCAGGACACATTTCTAACCAACGTCCTCCAGTAGGCTTCGGAGTTGCGCCACGTTCCACGTGCCAACCTCCTAAACCATTGTTATACTCTTCTTTATATGTAGCAGTCCTAACCATTAAAATATTACGAAGTTTAATATTGTTTTGATTATCCAAAAATTCATTTGTATAAACTACTTCGTTACATTCGTGAACGTGTCCCATCCATATCATATCTGCACCCTCAATAAATGTTGACATTCTATTGAACTGAATCACACCACGTGTAACTGGTCCACCACCACCACTACCGTGAAAATATTTTATTTTAAATGCTTTACGAATTGATTTTTTGTCTAAAAATTGGTAAACTATCCAACCACCATAACCACCATTTTCAATATTGCTGCCACACTCTCTATTCAAACCAAAAACAAAACGTTGTATAACGTCTGTTTCTTGTCGTTTGATAATGTTAGTTTCGTGATTACCATAGCCAACAACTTTAATTAAATGTGCATAGGGTTTAAACCATTCAATTGCATCATTTACAACTGCATCTAAATAGTTATTTACGTTGTGTTCAGGTCTTATACCTTCTTTGTTTTTACGTGGATCGTATGCACCTTGCATTAAACAAAAAGTATCGCCGTTTAAATGTACATCATTGTTACCTTCAAGTGCCTGGTCTAAATGTTTTTTCAATAGTACTCTATCACACTTGGGGTTGTCCCAATGTAAATCGGAAAGTAAAAGAACCTTTCTATTTTCAAAAGGAACAACAAATTTATGTACGTTATTTTTCATTTAAAGATGTAAAAGATTGTCACAATTATTGCATATAATGTGACAGAGTAAAAACGTTCTTTGATTATTCTATTTTCTTGCTCAACTTCACAAATACCAAATTGTAAGTCGGTAATCGTACTATCTAAAAACTCAATGTGTGCGCTATCGTTTTGAATTTTTGCCTTTAAGATTCTATTTTCCTCACGTGCTTTTGCACCTTTAATCAAATAAAGATTCGCATTCTTGAGTGTCAATGAATCTATGCAGATTGATTGCCCTTTGCAAAAAATCGGTAGAGTAAAAAGAATCACGCAAATGTATTTCGATAGTGTCATATTTAACTTTTAGTTTTTCTTTTTCTTTAATGATGATTTTTTCCTTGTAGTTGTAAAGTGTATCAATACTCCGAGTGGTATTATAATGATTAACAACACCGAAAGCATAGAAATACAATATACTAAAGAGGAATATCGCAATAAGACTCGCTATAAGGTACTTCAACATTGATTTCAACTCCATATCCAGCCAATATATCGGCTTTGTTATCCATTATTGCTTCTGCATTTCCATTTACACTATAAAACACGTCATCTTGATAGGTATTTCTTTTACATAGTGTTATAATATCTTGCATAATTAGTGCAGTATCACTCAACACTTCTATCATATTTGTTTGACTTTCAAAGTGCCTATCTAATACCATTAACATAAAATTGTAAACTACCTTTTTACCTTCTGTATCGAAATTAAACCCATTAGGAACTAACCATACAAATGGGTAGTATTTCAAATTTTCTTCTGCAAAGTCAAGTTCACCAACAATAAATTTATTTACTTGCTTGTGGCTTTCCGATGCAGTTTGAATTGTCGCTATTATTTGATTTAATGTCATTTAAAAAGTTTAAAAGTTTAGTTTCGTTTTTCAATCGGACTTTCCCCTTTTGGGAAATCGTAGTATCTAAAGTCTTCATTGTAGTTAGGTGGTAAATAAATTCCTCCAAATATTTGGGTGTTATGTGGTCTTATTGTATCGATTGTAGAACCAGGATTAAAGAACAAAGGATAAATAGTGCTATTAGCTTGTAGGTATTCACGAAGTCTATTTGCATAGTATTCTGCTTTATCCCTATATCTACGTTCAACTAATGTCATTTCATCAATTGATACTGGTTGTGTGTTATCCGAAGTACGTGTTCCTAATGTCTTATTTAGCATTTTAAACGTCATAGGAAGCATTGATTCAGTTAAGGTATAGTATTTTAAGCAAGGTGCGATATAACTGTCTAAAAGTGTTGTATTCGCAGTTGTTAAAGTACCAGCAAATGCTTGTGTTTGCAGTTCGTTATAAATTCCACTACCAATAACATCACGAATATAGATTTCTTGTGCTTCTTTAATTGCCGATTTAAGCAATTTATCGTCTACATTTTCGTTTATAGGGCTATTATCCTTAAGATAAGTTGTGCTGATTAAATATACAAAGTTGCTCATATCTTTTTACGTACTAATTTACTATTCCAAATGTGACGGCAATGGTGAATGTGAACTGTTGTATCAGGTATTGTGTACCATCCACCACGTTCTGTCCAAATATCACGACCTACCCTTGCACTAATTGTATCAATTTCACTTCTTAAGTACAAACGATTTGTATTTACCATTTGCCTACAAAATTCACGTGATGTTTTAATCAATTTTCTTTCACCAGTAAATGCTGGATCGAGTGCGTATTCGTATCTAATTTCAATTTGGTCTTGGCTTACTTTTTTAAGTTCTGCCGTACCTATTTTAGAAACTGATAGTTTACCTTTAACATCGTCAATAAGTCCATTAGAAGTCATCTGTGCAATAGTATCGACTACTTTTTGTGTATCTACTTTTAAATACTTTGCAAGTTCACCCGTTGTGATGCCTTCATTTGCGTTTAGTAGTTGTAAAATTGCAGTTTCAGTAGCACTTGCAAATTCCATCTTAACTTCTTCAAAGTTTTCTTTGACTTCACCACATTCCATAAACATATTGACAACATCACTTTCGCTATATGCACTTGACATAGCTTGTTGCGTTGGTTCAATAGGTTCAAACCCTAATTCTATACGTGCTTCGTTTTGTGTGATTACCCCCTTTGTAAATAAATCAACGTAGTCTTGACCAATTGGTGGTTTATTTATTGTTACAACTTGGCAAGGTACTGCATACTTTAAAATGCTATTTAATGCTGCATCAAATTGCTTTTGTCTTGGTTCAATGTATGCTTGTTGAAACAATTCGTATGCTTCAATAAGTTCGTTACGTTGTCCCAAAGCACCGGCAGTTGATATACCAAAAAGCACAGGGTTAGATATACGATGCCCAACAAATATTTCATCTCTTACTGTATCGTTAAGTTGTAAAAATTGTTTATCAAAATCACTTGGTTGTAAGTTTGTTATTTCTGCCGGTCTTTCACTTGGTTCGTTATAACCGATAATCATTCCACCAGCATTGTGTGTACCAGTCTTTTGTGATTTGAAACGTCTTTCAGTTAAACGCATTTCTTCAGGTGTTGGAATACCTTTGAAGAATTGTATCAATGTTTGTGCAGAAAATCCGTTTTTGATTGAATTAAAATGCCAATTTTGTATTTCGCTATCAATTTCAATATACCTTAATGCACCAATATATGATGGCAAAGGGTATTCTTTTTGACCGGCACGATATAATTTGAAGTAAAATACTTGTTTATTTTCACGTGTGTTTGCATTGAAGTAAGGATATGTACATATTTCTGCTTTTTGGTTGCCCCAATCTTCGCTATAATATGCACATTCTTTGCCTAAACGCACGTTTTGAAATGGCAAATGATAGTATTCTGCGGGTTTAGTCTTCGCTTTATTCCAAATTACTTCAATTGCAAAACCATCAAATAACTCGTAGTCTTGTGCTAACTTGCTTTTTAAGTTTTCAAAGTCTTCATAAGCATTGATATTTGCTAAAAAGTCTTGTGTAATTGCAATATCAGTAGTATTTGCACCTTTAATATCAGTATTTGCACCTACAATGTATGCTGCTTTTTGGTTAATAATAGCATTGTGTTTAGGGCTGCTATTGTAAAGTCTTATAAGTTCTTGTGGATATAGATTATCCAAGCCATAAGTAATATAACCCTTTGCTTTGTTTTCTTTGAATATCGGTAAACTATCATCTAAAAAAGATAGTCTGTGTAAGTTAAATTTGTTTTCCATCGGTAAAGAAATTAGTTATGAATTTGCCAATTGCACCACATACACCACAAATTAACATAAACTTTGGATTGTCTACGTTTAAACTTGCAATGAATAACGACATACCCGCAAGTGAATCACCGAGTACACGAAATCTTTTTGGTGTTGGTTGAAAATATCCTTTAAGTTTCATTTTTTAGTTTTTAAATAGTAGTAACGAATAGCAAATAACCCACTAACGATTGCAATTAACCCAGCAAGTGCCGTAATAATAGGTTGCATTTGCGTTGACAAAGTTGCTAAAAAAGATATTATTGAAGTTGTTGCCAGTCCATCGGCTGATGTGTCGTTAAGGTTTTTCATATTGGAAAAGGTGGTGATGGTTTAGGTATGTACTCGCCTTGAGATAAATCAAGAATCCAATTCCATTCTGTGTTTAAAATTGTTTCTTTGTCTAATTCAGTTAAAAAAGTAAACCAAATATTATTGATGTCTTGCACACAATTAAAGCATTGATAAGGTGCATATTGTTGACCTTGTATTTGGTCGTATTGTTCGGTGGTTAAAATATATCCTATCATTATACTTGACGTGAAAGTGTTGTTTGAAATGCTTGTACGGCTGTATAAAAGCTAGATGCTTGTGTATCATCTAATCCGTCACCAATTGATGAAAATGCACATTGTTTTGAACTAAATAAACTTGCAGAGCCATTTTGATTATAACATCCTAAATAAATTTTAAAATTAGGTCTACCTACTGAAACATTCAACAGTGTTTGAGAAGCATTATTTGTATAATATTTTTCTTGTGTATTTGAAATTCTACTTCCTATTAAAAATCCAGTAGTAGGATTTGCTGGAGATGTTCTTGTTGTTTGCGATGCATTTATACCACTAAATCCAATATTATTATAATTAAACATCAAATATGTTACATAATCCGAAGCTATACCCATTTCAACTTGATTAGAAATAATATTAGTTCTTGAATAATAACTTAAATGCGTTGAATTTAATAATAAATTATTTTGAGGATTCAAAAAAGTGTCCATATAAGCATTAGAAGCATTTGGAGTTGCTCCAGTACTTGAAAATGTCCAAGTACCATAAAAAGTACCCGTAAAACTTGACGATTTTAAATTCTGCGCACAGGCTGCTGCACTTGCCCCCACCATTGGGTAAATGGCTTTCATAGATGTCCATAATAAATTTGCTTTTAAATCTAATACAAGTTGATTTATTGCAATTTTTTCGGTTGCTGAAAGTGTACCACTAGCAGCAGTTACTCTATCAAAGAATGCTTGTGCATCAGGATCAGTATCGAAAAGTTCTTGGCTTCCAATTAACCCTAATAACGTAGGTAATTGCCCAGCAACTAATTTGTCACCAAACAATTTTTCATTAAACCCACGCATTATTCCAAAATCAGGCATTAATAATCTCCTTTAATTGCAAATATGTTTACCCCAGCAGCAGTTGCAACTGTTATTCCAACTTTCACAACTTGCCCTGATTTTAATTGTAAATCACTATATGCTGTTACTGCTCTTTGTGAAGTAATTAATGTTGTTGGAGTAATTGCTGCAAGTGCAATTTCATCATAAAGTTTAAAGTTTGCACCACTTGTATCACTAATAAAAATTAAAACTAAACAAGCACTATTTGTACCAGCAACCTTTGCACCTATTTGTGTAATTTTAGTGCCATTAGTTGTAGCAGTTAGTAGTGTTGCTAAATTAGTAGTCGTTGCACCAGTTCTGTCCGTAGTTGCAGCCGTTACAGTAACGATAGCAATTTCAGGGGTTAGTGCGAAAATTGGATTTGTGTTTGCTGGCATTTTAGTAGTTATAAAATAAGTATAAGTTACCACCCGTTGAAAGTGGAATAGGTAAATTTGTTAAGTTGCTCCCATCTACTGCTGGAAGTTTTGCAGTCGCATCTAATTGTACTAATTTATTAGCTGCATTAAATGTATTTCCTTGCGTTGTAACAGCAGATGACAACCTTGCATCAACCAATGTACCACTTGTGATGTTTGATGCGTTTGTACTGTCGATATTTACCACATCACCCAACCCAACTTGTGCTTTAGTTACGCTATGTGGATTTGAAGTATTAGAAATATGCGAAGTAAGTGTAGATAAATTTGCAGTTATTTGAACTTGTAATTTACCAAACGCAACCAATATAGAATCAGTTGCAGAAATTACTGCATTTGTAACTAAAGATAAACTAGTCAAAACAACTGCTCTTACCCTTGCAGCCGTGAAATATTCATTTGTACCTTCGGCAATATCGGTTGTCGTTAAAACAACTGCACCCGTTTTTGTGTTGACACTTTGCACATTGCCTTGTGACGCAATAGTAATAGTTTGCAATGCATCGTTAAAAGTTATGGTTGTATTTGTACCCGCAATTAATGCTGCTTTTGCTTTGGTGTAAACACGTGTATTGGTAAAGTATAAATTTGTTCCTTCAGCAAGGTTTGTAGTTGTACTTCCTTGTAAAATATTTTGTCCAATATTAGCAAGGTTTGTTCTTTTAGTTACACCTTCGGAATAGTCAACAATAGGAATACTATCTTGATTAATATCAATAGTACCTATGGGATCAAGTTGTGAAATCTTTTTGTTAGCCATAACTTTCTACTAATCTTCCCCCGTCTTCTTGCAATAATAAAAATGAATCTTCAGTCAATAAAAAAAATGCTCTTAATGCGTCTACATCGTAGTTCTTTTTTTCTTCATCAACAATATGTTCAAACCCAGTACTACGTTGTGTAACAAATAATTTACTATTTAGGTCAACATCGTGTTCAACCCCTAAATCTCTTTGCGTTGTATAAATTTTATTCGTCACGATACTTCGTAGTAATATTCATTGTTTAACAAAGGTTGTACTTTCAAAATTCCACTTTCTACAATCTCATCTGCTAAAGATGGGTTTAAATTTGTAGGCGAAATTTGTGCATATATTACATATTCGTGTTCGCCAACTTCAAGTGTTTTTGCATCCGTTAATCCTTCTTCAAAGTAAAATTTATTATATCGGTCTTTATATGCAGAAATATCGGTCAAAAGAAAGTTTTTGATTGTATCGGTTTGCCTACTCTTTAAACTAAATAAAAATGTAGGATTTGCAATTGTCACTTTTTCGTTAAGTGTTACAATCCAATTTTCACTATCTTGTTTAGTAATTAGTAGCATTATTATTAAATTAGCATTTTTAGTAAATTGTTACAATAAAAAAAGGGTGGTAATTACACCACCCCAATTAAACTATATGAAAACAATAATTAAATTCCCAATGTTGTAACTACTGCACCTGACAATTTGTAAGGTTGTTCGCTATCCATTGCTTGTAATGTAATTTCATAACCATTTGCATCACCGAAAGCAGTTCCAGTATTTGCAACCATAGAAGAAACTTCACATCCACTTTCTTTACCTACTAACCAATACTCATCGTTGTTGTTTTTAACAATGCAGAAAGTTCTACCTTGTGCTAACAATTTCATCTCATTACGTTTAGTAGTTGACATTCTACGCAACTTGAAAACTACGTCAGTAGAATTGTATACAGTTCCATTTTCAACACTTACATTAGTAGTGTTAGCCATTGAACCAGTTGCTTTTGGAATGTCATAGGTGTACACGTCACCACTTGCAATAGTTGTAGCCGTTACTTCGCCACTTGCAACTGTGAATCCAGTTTTAGCCCAATTCACCAAGTGAATGGACTTGATACCCCCAACTGCATCTTTGCAGTCGAGGGCTATACTTTGGGTTAATAAACAAGCCATCTATCTATAAATATTAAAGTGAGAAAAGCACCGTTTGATCGGGAAATGCCACTTGCACACCGTATTTCATTGTAAGTCTAAATCTTACCTCGTCCGAATCGGTAGAATACCAAATTTTTGCGTCCTCTTCTTCGTGAGCTAAGTCAGTTCCTACAAATAAGTTATCCAAGTTAGTACAAACCATTTTGTTTGTTCCGTTCAAACCACCTACACCAATGATTTCTACATTAGTACCTGGCCAAATCATTTTCAACTCACTTGTAGCATCTGCAACGTAGTGGTAAAGGTTAGCATTTTTCAAGTTAACCAAAGCTAATTTGAAGTTGTCTACACCCATAAATAATTTGATATTGTCTTTGTCTGCAATACGTGCTGGTACAGCAGCGTAGATAGCATCCAAAATAGTACCAATGTTTGATGAAGTTACCGCAGTTACTGAACCAGTGTTTCCACTTACATAAGCAGCACTATCAGTGATAACCTTTAACAAACCATCAAATTTGTTGGTGTTAGGGTTAGTGTTAGCAGTTGCAGTTGTACCTTGCCACATAGCAATTTCCAATTTTTCAGCAATGTTCTTTGATTTTTCCATACCAATTTGCTCTTCAAATGGAATAGCAGTTGGTGAACCTGGTGCGATTTGTGTTTGCATCCATTTTGCTTCTAAAGTTTTAGGGCATAAAGTTTCTTCAACCTTAATTTTACCTACTGTGATAACACGTTGTGTGAAGTTAGTTACACCACTTGGAGAATATCCACATCCATCAGTTTGGAAGTAAACATCAGAAGAAAGAATGTTCAAAGCACTTGCAGATTTTACACCTACTTGTACTTGACCAGCATCGTACAATAATTTAGCAGTCTTACCACTAAATAATGCTTTTACCAACAAATCAGTTGATTGTTCGTTGGTATAGTTAGTTAAACCAGTTACGTTAAATGACATATTTTTATTTTTTTAGTTGTTGTGCAAATTTTTTGATGTTCTCGAATTGTTGGTCTTTTTTAGACAATTTAGTTTGGTCTACATTCATTGGTGCTTCACTTGGTAAGTTTGCAACTTTTTCGACCAAGTCAACAGTCTTACTGAATGCTTCACTTTGGTTTTCAAGTTGTGAAACTACTTTGTTCAATGCTTCAGTTAAAGTAGAAATTTTGCCTTCTAAACTTGCTACTACTTCGTCAAATTTTTCAACAGTTGCAAATTCTTTTGCCATTTCTTCTTGTGGTTGCATACCTTCACTTGGTTCTACAATTTCAGTAACTACACCACCAACAGTAGTAACAAGTGTACCACCTTCTACTTCGTGTGTTGCATCAGGTGCTGGAATATCACCTTCAGCAGTTTCTACTAAAATAGCAGTACCTACTGCAAGTGCGCCATCCCATTTGATAACTGTGCCATCTGTTAAAGTAGCACTTTCCATTTTTACTTCTTCGTTATTGAAATTGAATTTTGACATCAATTCTCTAACTTCTTGAATTAAATCTTTAGTGTTCATTTTTTATATAAATTAGTTTTATGTGTTTTTTGTTGCATTTTTTATGTGCTTTTGTAATATTTCTTTCAATTGTGTAAGAAATTGTACTTCTGCGTTAATAGGGAAATTGAAAAAACCTTCTACACTAAAGCCATTCCAAGTACCATCTTTGCATTTTTCCCAAATTGCATCATCTTCAACCAAATAACTTACAAACCAACTGCCATCTTTTGCGTCTTCAAATCCTTTTGGTGGCATAATTCCACGTTCAAAGTTTAATAAATAGCTTTCAAATAGTGTACATCCATCAATTGCGTCTGCGTGATCAACATTAACTGCGTTGTATTTGTTAGTTAAAGCCCATTTTTTAGCAATTTTAAAGATAGTTTCTTTGTCAAATACTACATAGTACTCCCCTTTTTCAGCATCACGTCTATAAATAGGTAAATCAGCATACATTGCTGCACCAGTAATAATGCGTTTTTCTTCGTTTTGAATAGCAAACTTTGTTTTTGGTTTTTTAATTTGCTTAATGTAGTTGGGTAAATCTTTGACAATGATGTCAAACTTTGCACCTACACTACCAATTGCATCAATTACGTCTTGGTTATTGTCGTAGTGTTTGGTAATTTCAAGTTCTTTGATTTTGTCAACTTTTGCAGAATTTGAACCAGTTGCATAAACTCTGTTTTCAGCAATGCCAAGTTCATTTGCAACATTTAACATACCATCTTTGCTATCACGTGCAGAAATAATGTAAACAGTAGAACCACTTTCTATTTCTTGTTTTGCAAGTTCTTTTCCGTTTGCAGTACTTAAAGTGTCATCGTAATCAAAACTTACTTTATCACCTTGTGCAAAGTTTTTGTTGTCCCACATTGAATTGCATATTGCAACTGCTTGTTCACTATCTTTACCTTCATCAATTACGTACTTTATGCACTTGGGTAAAAACTCCTCTTTTGTTTCACCTTGCGTTGGTTGTAAAAATTCTATTTTGTTAAATGCTATAAAGTTCTTTTGTATGGCTGGATTTTCAACAAGTGAAATAAAGTCTATCCCACTTTCAAAATCAAACTCATCAATTGATAATTTGTATATTGGTAAATCCATATTCTATAAATTAGTTAAATTGTTAAATTGTTGCATTATTCTACTACACTTATTGCTTGGTTATTACTTACCCTACGTTGTGTGCGTGTTATATCGCCTTCAGTAACGTAAACTTTACGATTTTGTGTAAGTGATTCATTTGTGTTTAAAGTTGACATACGTGGTGCAAATGATTGCATAGTGCCTTGTCCATTTGCTTGTGATGGTGTATTACCATTTACACTTTTGCTTTCAAATTTAGTATCACTTATTTTCTTGACTGCTGCAATCCCACTTGCCAAAACTAAACCAGCATTAATAAACTGTTGACCAGGAAACAAAGGTACTGATGTTAATGCAGCCGTTACACCTTGATATGTGTTTACAATTGCTTGTGCTATTTGCGCTGCTTTGTTTACTTCAAATGCTTTCTTTTGGTCTTCTTCGCTTGAACTTGCAAACGCACTATAAATATCTGTTATTGCATTTAATGATTCGTTGATTGCTTGAAATTTTGCAGTTTGTATTTCTTTTTCTTTGTCTGCTTTTGCTTTTTCTTCTGCTAAATCTTGTTCACGAATAGTACGTTTTTTGTCAAGAATTTGTGTTTCAATTGCAGTTGTATCTTCACCAAACTTTTTCTTTGTAATTAGTTGGTCTTCTAAACTTTTTAATTCAAGTGC